GATGCCCCTCTGAACCTAGGACAACATCCGTTCAGCAATCCCAGGAAAGATTCGAGGAAAGACCCTGGAGAACGGTCCTTCACGTATCTGAAATTGATCACTACCAGTCATATAACGGTCACCAACATGTGAGACCATTGTAGTCTCAGCGCTCAAGTTCTGCCTCGATATAAAATTTATGGCTGAAAGGTATTGACCAGCATAGCTATAGATCACACTCATTGGATCTAGCACTAAATCATGATATACACGAAACCTTTCTGGGTAGACGGCCTTTGTCGCAAGGTCCTCAACGCCTAAATCGGGAAGACCATTCCGCCAGATCGCTCCTAAAAAGTGTGGAGTCTGGAAATGTGATTTTAACACATTAAGCTTGATACCATACATCTTTAGAAAGTCAGCGATCTTTGAAAGCTCAACCTTTGTATTCGACACGAACAATGAATCATCACCTAAAACAAGGAGATCACGCCAATATAAATTCAGGTTGAAGCGTGAACTGATGGCTCCCAACAAGATCACATTAACTACTGAATCAATCAGCTGTGTGAAATAGGACCCACTAGGTACACCTCCATTCTTGCCTGAATAAAGGTGCCCATCAGGCATGACTATTGGTGTGTAAATGAAGTATTTCTCAATTATCTCCCAATGTCTGTCTGTTTCATGTGTCCTATTGAACCATGACTTTAAAATAGAGAAAGCCTTCTTAATAAGTCTTCTATGAATAGATGAATCAAATTTCGAATAATCTAAACCATAGATGTACTTTCGTTTTGCTTTCAGTGATTCAATAATACCACCTAGAGCAGGCTTAGCTAAACCAAGCGCCATAGGATTGGATATTCCTTTAAATAAAGAAATCAATGGTCTAGCATATTTACTCTCAAGTAAAGTCATCTCCAGTGGGTATCCCCACACCAATCTTGTTTTATTGCCAGCTTGTGTCCTAGCGTAAGCAATACATGGTGCCGGAACTTTGATACCTTTAATAACTTGT